ATAATTCTTCAGCACTTTTAATAGCTGATTGCAAATCATGTTCCAGTATAGTCATAAGGAATTTTTCCTCGTATTCTTTATCGTCTTCCCAAAAATCTTCTACACAAAGGTGGCCGACGCCCACCGTTCTTTTGTTTAGGGTATCTAGGTACACCTTATTTCGATAACCTTCATGCTTCTTTACTGAAGCTAAAAGTTTTTCCATATCTATCATGTATATATCTTTGTTCTTGGTCTTTTCTTTGGTAGCATGCGACCAAACCCTCTAGGAGTTATAACCACAAACCCACCTTTTTTATAATTCTTAGCCCATTTTTTAGCTATTTCGGGCTCATTTGCAAATAAATACTTTCTTTGTTTTTCTGATTGAAAAGGCATTATTTTTTTCTAAGTTTAGACAAAGTTTTAGCAAATCTTGCTCTTTGTCCTAATTTTCCACCTTTTTTAGCTGCTGCATTTAGTTTTTTTGCAGGAATTTTCTGTCCTTTTTTAACACCAAGTGATTTTCGTAGTGAACCTGGTTTCTTAATGGCTTTTTTTATGTTTAATTTTTTAACTTTTCCGCCTTTTTTCATAGGAATAACTGATCCTTCAGCAGAACCATGAGAATGAGTACCCCCAATCACTGATCCTTGAGCAGAACTTGGAGAACTCGCTCCCCCAATCACTGATCCTTCAGCAGAACTTGATGTTTTTCTTCTCATTTTTTCTTAATTAACCCCATTGCACCTTTTCCAGCCTTGATGCCGAAGCTAGCTGAGCAGGCGATATATAATAAATGTTTATAATAATCCGGGAGTTGTTGCAAGGCTACAAACCCAGCTTCTATATGAACAGTCATTCCTGGAAAAAATACGAGTGTCGCTGGAGCCAAAAGGCAAATTAAAATTAGCTCATCTTTCCACGAGCCTTTCATTTGATCCACGGCTGTGGTTTCCCACTTCACTTTACCAGCTATTTGATCTTGTTTGAGTTTAGTAGCTGCTTTAACTTCTGTAACTTTGAGTTCAGCTTTTGCTTTTTTGGTCTCGACGAAGCCACGAACCGTATCCGCGGCAACGCCGAGTAAGGGCTTTGCTAAGAGTTGCCAGACCATCGTCTAGGCTCCTCCTCCAATTTGACTAAGAATGATAAGTACAATAATAGCTACTATACCGGCCTTAATCCAGTCCTTCATTTTCCAGTCGGACCATTCTTTTAAATGTGCCCATAGATCTTTAACTAGGTTCATAAAACCTCCTTTATTAAAATGGAATTATACTATTTTAAACCTTTGAATGCTACTTTTTTTATCTGCACCTTACTTCTTTGTCCTTTCGGACCAGATCCTAAATTATCATTTACTTTAGGTCCTTCCATTGACGCAGAATAAACATCAGCAATAGCTGATTTATTTTTAAACTCTCCTGCATAAGGATTCATGTCTGTTGAAACAGTCATCTTAGCATTTGGATATTTTTTACCATTTATCCATTTTGGTTTTGGATTATTAAGTGACATAATTTTTCCTTATACTCCTAATGTATCGTTGGTTTAACTAACGCAACAAAGTCTGCTGTGTGATGAGCTATTAAACGATCTGCTTCTACAGGCGCTAATTTCTCATATAACAGCATTTGTGCTACACCCATCATAGCACCAGCCAAGAGTATACTATCTTGATTATTTTGGGAAGTCTTTTCTACAAATTCCAACAAGTTTGAAAATAACTCTTGAAGTCTAACTTCTGCTTCCGTCAATACTTCATTTTTAATTATCAAATCTTATATCCTTCTGTACATCCACTTTTCTAGGATTTTTTTTACTCTTTTCTATCTCTTTTTGCTTTGTTAAATTCACATTTGCTCTTAATTGTGCAATATCTTCTTGAGAATCAATTTTATCTTGGGTTAAATCAGCTGTTTGGGCTAATTTTGCTTGGTCCATACCCAATCTTCCTTGATCCATAGCAGTTTTACGCTGTAAATCACCTGCTTTAATGTTAATTTCTTGCTGTTTTAGGTTAATTAGTGGATCTTCACCCATTTCTTGTAGTACTTCTTGTTCTTCTGTTACCATTTCCTCTGTCATTAAGGCAATTTTCTCAGAAATTTGTTGTTCCATAGCTTCTTGGAACTGTTGTTGTAATTCTGGAGGTATTTGACCTCCATATTGTTGTGTAATTTGTTCTAATTCTTGTTTGCTTTCCTCTTCTACTTCTTCCCTAGCTTGTAATCCTACATGTTCCATAATATGACCTTGTAAAATTGCCATTGTAGGTGGATTATTTTTAACTAAAGCCGAAGACATGAACGCTCTATGAGCATCTATGTGAGCCATTTGATTTTGATTTCTAAAAGCTACTAAACCTTGACCTCTTAAAGAATTTGCATTTTCAACAGCAGGATCGGTAGGTTCTGGTTGAGGTGGAATAGGTAAAATTACATCAATATCTTTTACACCTAATGCTTGATACATTCTTCTATAAGCTTCATACATGTTATGAGACTCAGGATCTGCTTGTGCTAATTGTAATTGTGTTTGTGCCAACGTAACACGCTGAGACATAGAAAATATATTTGGATCAGATACAGGAATAATATCTATATCATCACTAAAGTCTTCTGCTTTTAAACTTTGTATTCCATCATCACCTACTTCATACGGATAAACAGCAGGTAAAGCTTCTGCAAATATTTTTGCTAGTAACTTAAATTCTATTTTTTGTGCATAGTGTAATCTTTTATGAATAGCGGACATGACTCTTGCGCCACGTTCCATTAGTGCCATTGTAGTTCCTACTGGTGCACCAGCCGCCGCTCCTTCACCAACCTTTTGGTCAGCAATAGCTGCAAATCTAGTTCCTGCTTCTACACAAAAACCTAATAATTGAAATAATGTACCACTTGGTTCTTTGTAAGGTAATGGCATTAAGCCTTCACGTAGGCTTCCGCCAGGTGCATCTACATCCCTGAATTCTCCTGGCTGGAGAGGGGTGTCATCGTCTTTAACTCGCAATCCACGAGCCTTGAAACCCGCAGGGAGATTGGACAACGTACCTGCATCGAGAAGTTGTCTAAGTGCTGCTGTTGCAGTTCTTGATAATCCCCCGAGCATGTGGATAAGACCAAAGCCATAAAAACTAAACCCAGGTAAAAACTTATAATGTACAAAATACTGTGTCTTTTTTCTTTTTGGATCATCTTCTTTATAGTTTCTATATATAGATAAAATTTTTGTTGATCCTCTATCTAAAGTTACAATGTAAGGAACTTTAATTCCATCATCAGCATCAATGCCAGGGATGTTTAAATCAACATGCATTTCTAATAATTCATAATCCTCATTATTGTAACCAGTTTTTTGAATTCCTGAAATACGATCTTCTTTTTCTTGTAATCCTGTTTCGTTATCATAGACCTGTAAAGGAACATCACGGTAAAATCCTGCAACTTGTAATTTTCTTATTTCGTTTTCAGATTTTCTCAGACTATGTGTTACTCTTTCACATGTTAAAATATCGGTTGATAAGTAAGGAACATATAAGTCATCACTTGGAATAAATTTAGCAACAGCTCTCTCTAATCCTGTATCGTAATAAACTTTTTTAAATGCTGAACCTGATAAAGGAAGATAAAATAATAATGAATCCATATCAGGATCATACTCTTCCATGTTATGAGATATTTGATAATTCATATACTCTTTAACACGTTGAGATTGTTCTTCTCGTTGACGATCTACTTTTCCAATAATCTGTGTACTAACAGGACCGCCTGGAGGTAATAATTCTTTATATGCTTGTGCTTGAAATTGTGTAATAGCCTCGGACAACATCGGGTGAGTCACGGAACTCGCACCTTGAAATGGTTGTGATCTTTCTTGATACCTAAATCCTAAAAGGTCTAATCCTTTTTTATATGTCTCTTCCCATTCTTTTCTTGAAGATTTATCTGTTTCAAAAGATTCAAACAAATCATTTGATATTTTTCCTAATTCGTTTTCCTCAATGACCTCAGCGAGGTTCATGTCAAAGCTTGTTTCTACCATGGACGACTGATCGCCGATCACGGCACTTCCGTCTTCCATCATTTGTACATTATCCACTGCATTCTCTACAATTTCCATATCTACCATTTGTGATATGGCTTCGTTTTGTTCTGTTGCAAACCCTATAGGTTTATCTATGTTATCTGCCATTAAGCTACCTCAAATATGTCAATTAATTCTGGAGTATACACCATACCACCTTTATTTCTATGAGTTTTATGAGGTAATAACATCTCTGGAGTTAATTTAATAGCAAAAGCGTCTCCCACATTATCAATTTTTATAGTTTTAAATTCAGAGTTATTTTCTTTTGCTAGTCTTCTTAATTCTTTTTCTAATGTCGATGTATAATGCTTAAACTTGCCAAAATTAGGATTGGTAGCCGCTGTTCCTGATTTATCAATGGTTACGGATAAAGAATCAGGGCCACCATAAAACTCTTCCATGCCAATACCCTTCATGTCTTTTGTTCTCTCTGCGAGAGGAGTATTTGTGCCACCTGTTTGTCCATATCTTTTGGTAATCAGTTTACTTGGCGAAACAGCAAACCATTCCGCAGCGTCATCTACCTTATCAATAAATAGTCTTTTTGCTGCATTATTAACGTTCATTTTAATTAGAGCACTTCCCCATTCTGATCTATTTTTAAACGGTACGTTAGGCATTAACTTTTTCATAGATTCTTCGCTTAGTGATTTCTCTAAAGTGCTTAATAATTCTTTTTCTTTTTTCTGTGCTGCAGCTACTCGTTGTAATAAATCTTTTGATGGCTGTAATCCTGCTTCAGATAATTCTTTAAACACAGCTTCGCCTTTAGAAAACTCATCTAAAAATCCTTGCATCTCCTGTGCTGTTTGAAAGATAGGACGAAACACCGTTTTGTTTTTAAGAAAATATTCTGCAACCTCTGGTGTAATATCCCCGTATTTATATCCACCTGATCTAATCTGTGCCGATCTAAGCGCTGTATTAGCATCCATCAGGTCAGCTAATTGTTCTTTAAATTTTTTTTCCATTTCTTTTGCTTGCTGTAAAATATCGGATTGCACTTCGTCAGCAAACGTTACGGTAACTTGTTGACCTTTTGTTGAGGCTTCCATATTTTGTAATTTTAGTGCATCCTCCTGTATCTTCATTCTAAA